AAACATTATGTTAATGACTTTGCCTCTGACAAAATGATTAAATATAGATCTATCATCAATGAGTACTTACCAAATGATCCTAATTATAAATACGTACATGTGTCTATTAGCAGCCACTGGTTATGCCAGTTCTTCCAAGACAACTGATGTTGCTAACACATGTGGTAATACACACATTTTTGTTGCACCATCTCGTAAATTATGTGAGAAACATCACCGTATGGGATTATCATCTTACACCCCACACAATGTACTCACTCAAATTAATAAACCTATTGTAATTGATGAATGTGAAAATTTTCACCTCCCTTATTTTGCTTTAATCAAGTTGATCCTCGACAAAAAGAAAATCCGTGAACCCATCATCGTTATTGGCGACGTTTACCAAATACCCGCCACTAATTTCAACAGTAAACGTATGTACAAGAATTTGTATGATATTGGTGTTCGTAACAACAAGAGGGAAGTGTATCAAATACCGAGTGATATTTGTGACATTATTAACAACAAATTTGGGTATGATATGATTTGTATGTCCAATGTCAAAAACGGGATTTGCACTACTTTTAAAAATCTTCACGAATTAATCAAAACAGGTATTCAATTTATAACATTTAATGACTCTTCTGCTAGTGACTTGGAAAATCAGGGCGCACGCGTTAATACTATCACAACATATTGTGGTAGTCGCGACGATAATGTTGTTTTCTTCATTGACGGCCGTAGTGTAGCCAGTCAGTTAAATAATAAACCTGCTTGGGTTTACACTGCGCTAACTCGTGCTAGACATAATTTAATACTTTATGGCGACGATTCTCAAATGATCAAACAATATTTAATGATAAACGGTACAAATATGAGAGTGTTTGAAGATGAATCACAAATATTCCAACATGCTGACTCTAAAATATTAACACGTGATGTATCCATCGAATTCGACACTGAGCAAGCTATTGCTAGAGATGTCACCACAATCGACAGCGTCATTGACGCCGTTGAAGATGAATACCAACCAGAAATACCTGAATCTGCTGATCATGCTATGTACGAACCTGACAAATTACCTGACGTGCAACAGGGCAGCATTTCCATCCCTGTCCTTGCAACTTCAAATCCACAACAGGAGTTTGTCGGGTATAAGTTATTACCATCTAAAATGTTCACCAAAAACCAAGTCTCAAATAACATTAATGCCACCATCGCTAGTGCCATTGGTCGATACCTTAAAAGGCAACCATACATATCCAGAAGGAAATCTATTATGGTTTATTCCGATTTATGCGCTGGTTTATCAACCGCAATATTTGGTTGCAGTACTAAATACAGGAAAGTTTTATCTATTTTTTCCAATATAACCCATGATGACTTAAGATACCATGC